GGGCAATCCCACCCTCTTCATGGAAAAAGAAAGTACAAGGCCCACCGACACCGGCTGTTGGGTCTTTCTCAAAAGATGTTCCTTTTAGAACTCCTTTTAAACCAGCCATAGTCTTTCTGTTACTTCCTTGAATGGTTGTTTCAATTTGCTGCATCCAATCCAAAGGTTTTCCTGGATTCATATCACGGTACCAGGCTGTATTTAAATCCAAGAAGTTTTTGTATTCAGCTAAGAATTTCCAAGTATCAAGAACATAACCTTTTAATGAAGCTCCAATCTTTAGAATAGGAGTTTGTTCAAACCATATAAGATTGATCAGTTTAGCGGCATGATAATATGAAGAGGCTATCTGACGTTTCTTCAAGATAGCACAATGCATATAGTTTAACTCAGCCAAGAATTCATACAAGGCCATGTGATATTGAGCATCCCTTACAGAAGGGAAATCAAACTTCTTTTTCTCCTTGTCATTAATCGGTAGGAAGTTCAACCACATGTAGTATTCCCTAGTGAGGAACCACGTCTTCCCTTTATTCTTGTAAAAGGCTCCTTTTCTACATCTAGTTTTTTGGGCATCCCAATATTCAATGTAATCTCTACTTTTTACAGCAGCCTCACAATAGAATCCATCTTTCTGATATTTCTTAGCTTCTTTAGCAAAAACAAAAGAAGTTTCATCAAACTCATACTTACCTGGTTCTAAAAATAATGTTTTAATGAAAAGAGCAAAGTCTTCCTGAGTACTAAAACTTGTAGTAGTCCAAACACCATTTTCCCATGTGGGTATATCTGTAAAAAAGAAACTATCCATTTAATTGAGCAAGTCTTACTAAAAGTTTTATTTTTTGTTCATCACCATTAGCTTTTGTAATAGCTGACACTAAGATACGGTGATTTTTTGAAATAATAGCATGTTTTAAAGTACCATTAAAATAATCATTAAGCTGGTCTCTTTTAAAAGCACACCATTCTTTTTTGTAAGGGTTATAGTGAAATAACCAATCTTGTAATTCTGTATTACATGTCATAAGCTAAAGAGCCTCCACCTCTTGTTCTAGTTGATTGTTCATCTTGTAAATCTTTGTATACTCCTTTGTAAGATTGTCGTACGGAGTCAAACTTTTCAGCAATTCTTAATAAGGCTGTAGCTGAACCATCTCTACCAAAAGTAGGTTTAGTTGTAGCCATTACTTCACCCATATTATCTAATGCAATTTTTATACCTGTATAAGCTCTTGATGTAGGTGTAGTAAACATTAATAGCATATTACTTAAAGCTGTAATAACTAAAGGATCTTCTGTAGTAAAGTTACCGCGAACATCCCTCATGATGATTTCTTCTTTCTCTCCTTCATTCATATTGAAGTAAGGATTAAGGTCCTCATTTGGACAAGTCATGTAAAAAAGAAATGCATATACTGATAAATAATCTTCAGGATATTCATCCATGATGTCTTTAAGATATCCTATAGTATAACAGTGCTCTGTAGGAATGACCTTGCCATTTTGTAAATCAAATAGTCTTATCATTTTTTATTTTTTATAGTTTCACAAAAAGGTGGATTAACTTTACCTAGATCCATCATTACAAATTTAACACTCATCAAGCAGTTACCTTTTTCATCTTCATGAAAGCATATAGGTTCAGAGCAAACAGCTTCTTGTTCTTTATTAAGTCTCTTGTTTAAGGTTGTCCAGTACGACTGGTGTTCATATTCGTCACTCATTTTCTATTGTCTTGTAAATAATTAATCATTGATATTACTTCAGCTTTTAAATAAGGTACTTCATATGGTATAACAGTTTTTACAATTACTTCACCATTACTATCTCTTTTAAGAATAGGATTACCGAACTTGTCTTCACTTTCTTTCTCAAAAACTACATGATGTAAAAACATTTTACCAGCTTTGTATCTTGGATTATGCTTCAATATAATATACATATAAATACTTAACTGTAGAGCATAATGGTTAAAATTGCAATCATCAACATGAGATAAAGGCCCTTCCATCTTTTGAGATTTACCCTCCCAATTAACAAAGCTTGCAACTTTAATTTCCTTATTAGTTTTATAATCTACAATATCAACAGTGTCTTTAATAACTTCAACTCTATCTGATTGACCGCAGATGCCGGCAGACTTAAGATAAACCATGTGCTCTGGATAAATTCCTTCAGTTAATCTCTGTACCGGAGCATGCTTTACACCATCATTAATTATAGGTTTGATAATAGGAATTTCTCTACCAGCTCTTTGAATAGTATCAATGCTAGTTAAATCACTTTCTCTTTGGTCGTGATACCAGGAACCGGCAGTAATAGCTCGGTCTGTTTCACTAGCCCAATGAGCTTGAATTTCTAAAGGATCCATACCAAACCACTTAGACCTTGGATTTGTAGAAGATTTAACCGATTGCTTAACAGGGTCAAACTTTTGTTTGAACATGGCTACAAAACTAGTTACACTAATCCAGTCAATCCTTTCATTAGGGTCAAGACTTTCATATTTATGGTTGGCTGATTTAAATGTTACTGACATTACTTTAATCTTTTAGTTGTGTGATAATAAGAAAAATGTTTTTCTGATAATTGTGTTAGTATAACTTTTGCTACTTCATAATCATCAGGTGTAGCATTAATCATTTGGTGAATGCGAGTTTTTTCATCTTCGGAGATGTGTGATTTAGAAGCTAAAAAATCAGCAAAATCTAAATCATTTTGTTTTTGAATTGCTTCATCAAACATATCCCTACCACCAGCACCCGTCATAATAACCATCTCTCTCTTTTCAGTATAGGGTTTATGGAAATCTGATAAGGTTTGTTTAAATAAATCTTTCGTAAATTGCATAGCTCCAGTTCTTCTAGATTTTAATAATACACGACTTACACTCATACCTGAGCCTCCTTCCATTTAGGACCATCCGGATGCGGGCAAGATGAATCTGGAGATCTTAATTTTAAAGCAAGACTACATCCACAATCACTACAACAAGGTTGAGTGCCTGGCATTACACAACTATGACCTACACGGTCAACTAATTCACATTTCATACAGATAGCTTTACGTTCTCTGTAGAGAATCTCAATTGGGTCTTTTTTAAATAACTTGTTTATAACACCTTGCCAAATCAAGTGTTTACTGTTCCATATTTTTATCAATGTTTTCATTTTCTCTCAGTGCTTTTTTCTTGTTTAACCTTTCTTCATCTTCTTTTAATAGTTGTTTTAATCTTTGAATCTTATCAAGTTTATCATTGATATCAATTCTCATGGCATGCTTGTAAAAATTACCTTCTATCCTACCAATAATCTGTTCATAATGAGCTACAGTATCATCAAGCTTCCAGTGTTTTATCTTGAATATACCTAAGTTTACTATCGATATATTCGGGTGCACTAGAGCAGAGAGGTCTTTTCTAATAGTGGTCCAGTAAAAATCAATCAAAGAACTTGTTAATTCTTCAGAAAACCCGGTCTCTTCGGCTGTGGCTTTCTTAAAATCTCTAGCTTTCTTGGGTATCAATGTGAAAAATTTTATAGTCCAACAATATGTTACCTGTAATTTGAATCATCAAATCCGGATTTAACTCCACAGTTTTATTATGACCTAAGCCAACTTTACTAATAATATTGTAATTAGCCAGTTTAGCTAAACAATTTCTAACTGTTTGTGGAGTCTTGAATATAACTTTGGTAATAGCCAGCTTAGAATCTTTGTCCCTGTTCTCGGGTACACAGCATGCATTACAAAAATCTGATAATTCTGCTTTACCGTTAAGACCCAATAGGGTCAAACAATTAATCTCAGAGTCACTGATTGTTATATGATTTATATAACAATGAGTGATTATCTGAAACTTAATTATTTCTTCCAAAGTCAGTTTGACTTTTTTATCTACTTTATTAAATCTAGCCATGTTGGTTTATTGACTAATTATTAATCTTTCTTAAGAGTTCTCTCTTTTTTTTCTTCACCCTCTGTTTGTCTTTGTTCTTTCTCTTCTTTAGGCCCCATAGACATTTCAGCTTGACGAATGATCATAGTCATTCTTTTAAATCTTTGTTCTTCGATTGCAGCCAAAGTAGTTTCATACTCAAGTTGAGGTCTGAGTAAATCCATTTGATTTTCATAAAATTCTTTGAGTTGAGCCCTACGTTCTGCAATCTGTTCAGGGGTAAGTTCAACATCTTTTGGTTGGTTTGTTGTTTCAGACATTGTTTTAAATTTAAAAAGTTTATATGCAAATGTACATATAAACTTTTAAACTTACAATGTTTACTTTAAATTATTTTAAGAAGGGTAGGTATGCTTTTAAGTAGGTTTTACCTATTTTGATTAGAACCCATAAGCACAGTAAGCCTGCGGTGATCCAAAACCACCACCAGGTAAATCCATCAAATTTGGTTCTATGCTCTAATTCACAAAGCTTTTGGACAGTATTTTCAGTATGAGAATTGGTAGTAACCGTTTGATGTTTCTCAAGCCATTGAATGCGGGCCTTTAAAGAATCTGTTCTGCAGTCAAACACAATACTGTTCCCTACAGTGTGCACATGAGATAAAAGACCTGAGCCTTTACCTGAAGTTTTGCTGAAGGGTTTTAAATTTCCTAGTGAGTCACAAAGTAATTTGCAAGGATTCTCCAGGTAGATTGGTGTATTAACTATTGTAGGTATAAATATGGTAGTATCCTTGTATACAGTTGAGTCTTTAACAACATAACTGATGCTATCTTTTCTCTCACAATATTTAGCAAGGAATCTGTTTTTTTGTTTTTTGGTAGCTACACAGCTACTAAGAACTACTAATATTGTTACAATTAGTAGTAATTTAAACTTTAGGTTCTTCATCTGGGGTTGGTTTTATAGTTTCATCAGTAAAAAAGTTAGTTAGGAATTTACCTACAATACCTGTAACTAAAATAATACCAATTATAACTTTAAGTTCATGATCGGTGAATATTTGTTCCAGCTTATCAAAAGCAATTAAACCACCACCACCTAGAGCAGCAGCTACAGCTAATAAAGCATCTCCTATTTTTTTCCATCTTTTAGGAGTTGGATGGTAGTAATTTTTAAATAGTTTCATCATAATGAATGTAATAAAGCAATTAATTGAGGATGAGGATACACATCAAATTTATCCTTTCTCACATTACTATGAGACCACACACCTGGATAACCTTTTAAAGCAGCTTGATTTAACTCTAGAAAATCAGGATTTGCTATGTCTTCTCTAAGCCCTTTTTTAAGATTGATCTTAGGGTGACGTTTGATGATATCTAAAAACAACTCTTTAAGAGCTGCTATTTGTTTTTCTGTATAAGCATGGTAATAAGTGTATCCTCTAAATGGTTTGTTTAACTTAACAACCATATTAGCCGGCACCGGGCTGTTTACGTAATTAAAATACTGACCATCTTTACCAAGAACTAAAGGTCCATAATTACATATTTCAATCCCTATAGATTTTTTATTTAAAATAGAGTTATTAGCTCCTGTTGTACCTAAGTGGTGAGCCCAGTATTTGTCATCAAAAGTTTTAACTATGACTCCATCCCAAGTAGTATCAGCAAGATCTCTTGTAGAAACACCACCGATGATGTAGGAAGTAGCCACTTTTAAAGTTAAGCCGGCTTTAGTTTTATCATGTTCCCACCCGTTAACTACATAATCAGGTCTATGAGAACCTGCAGTATGATGAATATAGATAGTGTCTTTTTCAAAGACTTCATTATAATATTCTTCTTTTTCTAATAGAAAATTTTTTACAGTCATAGTTGGTTTATTTAAGTTTTAATACTTTAGATAACTTCTTCAATATAGGTATAAATTCTGTCCATCCTAAACGATTAAAGTTTTCTATGTTAGATATGAAAAGTTGTAAAATTACAAAGTTCATACAGGTATAGTGAATCCACTCATAGTAATTAAAGCTCCAACCTAAGATTGGTTTAATGTGAATGTGCTGGGCTAACAAGTTGGCAGATCCTATCATAAGCATGTAGATCATCATTTTTAGAAAACCTCTACCTAGTTTTTTACTACTGAAACAATCGCCTTCTTTAAGTGAGGCTTTGATACCAGTTACTATTTCTAATGTAAAGAGTATTATGATCGCTACAGCAACCATAGATTCAAAGCCTAAAAAGCTTTCAATGAAATAAGCAATACAACCAAAGATAGAGGACATAATAAGTGAGACGTTAATATTGTTGGGATGAAATGTGCTTTCCACAAATGATGCAGTATCCTTGAAGCCTAATGTATCGAATGCAGGGTTTAAATGTTTCATGGTATGTTTTTACAAATATAATATTTTACTAGTTTATTACCAAGACAAAATCATTTTTGTATCGGATTGTATCCTCTGGAAAAGCTATTCTAAGGTGTTTGAACTCCTCTACCACAATATTAAGATCTATTTGGTATTGGCTTACAAAGTCAGAGCAAATATCATGACTTTCATCAGCTTGTACTATAAGACTCCATCCGAATCTTCTGTTCAAAAGTTCTTTGATACCATTAGCAAAGTCATACTTTATGGTCTTCTCATCACTACGGGTAAGTAACCGGGTTAAAGCTGTCTCAATCTCTTGAGAAGTTCTTAATGGTTTTACTATAGTGAAGTCTCCACCTTTTCTGTACTTGTTAATTCTTCTTGATAATCTGTCGGCTTGTACACCGTCTGCATTGGCATCAACAATATAGAGTGCTCCTAATTTCTTGAACACTACTCCTACGTGGTTGTAATAGGAAGAATCCGCAGCCTGGATAGTTTTGGCCACAAATCCTGTTCCATGAAATAGAATAAGATCCCCATCAGTGATAAGGTTTCTCAGTCTTCTATATTTTTCATTAATAGTTTCCACTACAACATGTTTAAGTTAGAAGGTACCCATAAGTTATCAACTATTGCTCCAGCTAAATCAGCACTAAGCATTTGTTTGATACCTTGTCCAACAGGTGATTCTTCTAAAAGTGTAAACTTATTGTTTGCAGGAGTTACAACTTGGTTTTCTAAGTGTGTAACTGCAGGAGTTTTTAACTCACCGCCTGTTGCTACAATATCATTACCCATATCTTCACCCATAGTATAGTATGTAGCTGGTACATCTTCAACAACAACATCAGCTGTTACTGCAGGTTTATCATACCGTTTAAACTCAAACTCACTTTCTACTTCAACACATTGAAGGTTAGGAGAAAGTAAAGCAACTCTACCTTTGATAGTGATCATACCACCATCTTTACCGGTCATTATAATATCTATAATTTCAGCGTATCTGTCTAATCCTGTAACTGTATCGTTATTGATTAGCTGTCTTTTGAAAACTCTTGTTGTTATATCCATGATTAGTATTCTTTAAAATTTATTACTCCAAGTACTGTTACATTTGTTGATATAGGTTGTATACATAGTACAATCTGATCCATTGTATTATCTAATGTACTACCCAACGAAGTTAAGAAATCATTCTCAAATATACCAGAAGGCATTATACCGTTTTGTGTTACAATACCACTTGCTAAAACTCTACCAGGTGCTGTCACTGTTATACTAAGTGCAGTAACAGCAGATCCATTAGCTTGTTGAACAGCACTATTTGCAACATCTGTATAGGTAAGAGGTGCTGATAATGTCGGGTTCATTTCAAGAGTCCATATTGCTTGATCAGCACTATTAATAAAAACTTGAGGTAATACCACCTTAACAGAGTTATCTCTATTAGCTACTTTTTTTCTTATAGCTTTTAAAGGATATCTAGTACCGATTGTAGCTGCCGTATTAGCAGGTATACCTGCAGTAGAAAGTGAAATAACCGAGTTATTATATCCTGATTCAGTTGTGCTTCCTTCAGTAGAAACTTGAGAACAGATGTATCTGAAACTTCCTGTACCTGTAGTACTTCTGATCTCATATCTGATAGGTTGATTTGGAGATAAGATAAATGTATCCGTAGATGTTCCTGCATAGTTTACAGTATGCGCTAACACAAATCCTTTATCAGTCTTTAGGAAAATCCTTAATACTGCTCCACCTAACCAAAGAAAGTCAAATGCAACAACTGTAAAGTTGGCCCAGTTATATCCTGATATTAATGAATAGTTATCCCAAGCTGTCCAATCTACGTTTATAGTATTTACACCATTTCTATCAGCTTTTAATCTGATAGTTGTACCATCATTCTCAATATAGAATCCATCATAGTTTGCAGTAAAAGGAGATACAGCACTTGAACTAAAGTATCCAGCTCTTTTAACAGTATCTGCTTCTATTTGGAAGTTATCAAAAGTACATTCTATAAGTTGAGATTTACCTGAGAAATAAGGGTTGAATCTTTTACTTTGTCTTACTCTGAATTGACCAGCTGTAACAGACATGTTATACTTGTTGTTAGCATAAGTTCCTGTACCAGTTCCTTGATTATCAAAAAGAAAAGGATTATCACTGTTTAATATTTTACCATCAAGCAACGTAGTCATTGTACTAGTTCTCATACGGCTACCAGCATCCAGTGTAACTGTTGCAGGGTTTAATAATATTTCTCTAAATAAGCTCATGTTATATCATTCTCCAGTTAGTGTTATTACTTATTACATCCAATACTTCGCCAGGTTGTAAATCGAAAAATATAGGGTTACCTGCTACAGCATTCCCTATAGTTTGAGATGAAGTTGTATCTACTCTTACAACACCATTAGAAGCATTTATTATTCTGTATCTTTTGTTAAGTTTTCCTACTGCGGTAGGAAGAGTTTGTGTAGCACCTGCAACTGTAACTTCTGAGGTACCATCTGATGCTAACAATACATAAGCTACAGCTGTGATTACATAATCTCCTATTAAAGCATCCGCGTATCTTTTTGTGATTAAAGATTCAGGAGTAAAGTTAGCTGAGTAATCTGCAAAATATATAGCTCCTTTAGAAGCTGAAGTATCTCTTATTATTAAGAAGTTATTTACTCCATTATTAACATTAGCAACAGCTGTATTATTAACATTTATACTAACACTGTCTGTAACACTTGATGTATTATAAGCCCATATGTAAGATCCTGTAGAAAGTACTCCTACCGAATCATTTCTACCTGTAGTATTATCAACTATTTTAAAAGAAGTTTCATTAGATGCTACACGCATTTCTCCAGTAAAAGCTGCTAGAGAACCTGTCTTGATAGTATATGAACTTAAAGGAGTTGTTAAACCAAAGTTTAAACTGAAAGCTCCATCAATAGAAGTGTTACTCGTTAAAGAACCACCTAGAGCAATATTATTTAATGTCTTTGTTAAACCATTACTTGCTGTGATAACAGGTAAAGCTGCAATGTTTCCATTAAGCTTTTGAATAGCTTCAAGTATAGTATCAGTAGCAAGTACAGTACCTGCACCAGAAACATATCCAGTAAGTACCTTTCCTATAACTGCACTGTTGAGTACAGTAGGGTTAGGGTAGAAACCACTAAGTTCTCCACCAGCTGGTCCTATAGGACTACCATCTTTCTCTATTTCTTGGTTTGTTCCTGACATTATTCAAGTATAAAAGTGTTAAGTTCTTCGACAGTAGTAAAGTTTTTAACAGTAGTTTTTAAAGTATGACCTAGTTGTAATTTACTATATTTATGACTTAGAGAAGCTTGATGAAAAGCAATCTTTTCTTCAACAGGTAGCTGAACAAGTTCTTCATCTATAGTCATCAGTGATAAAGGAAAATTACCATTAGGAATAAGTAATATGTTACTCCAGTTTATCTGAGCTTTTAGAGACATAGAAAAAGTCTTTCCGTTATATACAAAGCCTTTAAATATTTCAGCTTCAACAAATAAATCTATGTCATCAATCAGTGCTTTCTTACGATCTTCAATACTAACCTCATCAACAATATTATCATCATTAAAGTAATAATCAACAGTGTTAACATTTATAGTATGTCTTACCAGCTTTTGTTTTTCTATCTCAGTCAACTCTCTTTCAATAAGAATATTACCTGAGAAGTCTCTTGTATATGGGATTGAAATCATGGTTTTCTTAGATATATTTGAGTATTTTGTACAATAAAAGTATCTGCTGCACTAGCAAGAGCTGCTGTTATAACTATCCAAAAATCATTAGCCGTATTTTGGTTTAGTAAAGTTCTAGCATTATTACTTGTAGCAAGGTACATATTTGTAGATGCTTGTGTTGTATTAAAAATATAGTTTAAAGCAGCATTGTTTTTATTAACTATCTTTCTTGAAAAAGGTTGAGGATTTAAAGGAGATGCAGAAATATTATAACTACCTATCAAAGTAGAACTAGCAGGAACACCAGTATTTCCAATCGAGTTTGTTCCTACTGTACTAGTATACATTCTGAGAGTTCCTCCTGCTGCTCCTCCAATTTTAGCTAACTCAGATTCAATATATAAAACACCATTAGGTCCCATATCACCACCAGTAACTTTTAAGTTAACCAGAACTGTTTCTGTTGTAGTTCCTGTTACAGATGAATCAATATTATAACTATTATAAACTGAACTAACCGCAACGGTATTATTACTACTTTCTATTTCTTGATTAGTACCTGACATGTTATGTAAGTGTTGAGATTAATACTTCCATACCTGTTCCTGCTGTAGGACGTAAGTAAGTCATTGCTGTTACAACAGGATCTTTACCGTTACCAAAGTCTACGCGGTAACCATCAGGAACAGTAAAACCATTAAGTTGACCACCTGTTCCTCTAAATAATAGAGAGAATGCTTTTACACCAGTTGGTACAGCTGTTGCTCCAACAGAAGTAGTATCAATACTAAATCCTGGTACTGTATTAACAGGAGCAAGATTAGCTGTATCTAACTTAATCGCATCTAAAACCGCATCAATTGTAGTAAGTAATGTATTGGTAGCCAATAGAGTTAATTCTGAAGCACGAGTACTTAAGTTAACATCTGTTTTAGTGTTGATAGCATCTACCTCAATTAATATGTTTTCTAAAACATACTGAGGATTTACTAAAGCAACTGGACCAACAGGTACTACTAAAGCACCTGCAGCATTATAATATATAGGAGGATCAAAAGTATGAGTTACTGAGTTCCAGATTCTAATCTGTAAATATGTAGGGCAATTAGTTGGACATCCTACACCACCTTGGTCAACAACAAGATTTTGTTCATATTCTTGACCTGATTGGATTGCCGCCAATACTTGAAGCAAAGTAGCTTCAGTAGCTCCAGCTGCAGTTGACCCGGCAATTAAGCCTAATGTCTTTAATGTATTTAACTGGTATGGAAAGTTATTACCTTTATTACCCTGATCTTTAAGATTACCTACACTCATGATTCGTTGATTAAGTTATACTCTAATATACTCATTATGTCACAAATATGCAAATATTTGTGACATAAAAAAAATACCCCAGCATTTACTGAGGTATCCTTGTTTGCCGCCAAGCTTATTTTAAAGTCTCTAAGTACTTTAAGATCGGGGATTTGGCTAAGACTGTTACATTCTCAGCATTGGAAATGATCTCTTTTAACTTGATCAAATCTGAAGCATCCATTGTTACAGACTCTTTTTTATAAAAAGACATGGCCCAATCAAATAATTTTATCGCGTCACCTTTTGATTGACTCATTAATAATCCAGCAATAAGCTCTCCTGCTACTGCTGCTGTCTTTCCATCTAGACCAAATAGGTCAAAGTTTAAATCTACTTGCATGTTTATGTTGGTTTATTGGTTATTACGCAATTGGTGGGTATTTATTAGTAATATATTCATCTATCTGTTTTTGTGTAACTTCTAATATATCACTTACTTCATTCAAAGGACATATTAAATCAAAAATAGTTTTTGGTGTAACTAAATCTGTATATGTATTTCCTTCTACATATAAATCTGTATTAGCTTGGTATTTTACAGATTTACCATCTTCAGTAAATCTTAAAGATGATTCTAATACTTGTGTGTTTTTACTTTTAATTGTTATCATGATTGTTATTTTAAGTGTTCAAATATAATACTTTTATACTTTCCATCCAACTACTTTGTCACCATTTGCTAAAATATTAGCTGCCGTATCTACATATATATCTCCTGGTGATAAACCCGCATTTCCAGTTTGTAATAATGGAGCAGATATCAGTCCATCGTTTCTAACATAAAGTAAAGGATTAAGTCCAAGATTATCAACTTTTAATGCAAATAAATTAGCCGCCTGATTGTTACCTATAATATGTACTTTTGCCGTTGGTAAAAGTATATTTGATGGATCAGAAAATAAATTATTTCTACTTGCATGATACCAATCTAAACCTAATGTAACAACATTAGTAACATCAGTTGTAGCATCATTAATATTTTGTAAAGTTAATGCCGCACCGATAGTTGGATATGTAAAATTTCTAAATATAAACCTTTGGTCAGTAGCAACTTTTATTTCTAATTTTACATCAGCCATCGTTGGCACGATACCAATACCAACATTACCATCATTTCTAACATACAACAAAGGAGAACTTGCTGAATTATCAACTTTTAATGCGTAGTTGGAAGATGTAGAATCTAATCCTTTAGCATGAATAGTTGACGTTGGAGCGTTTGTTCCTACACCAACATTTCCACCACCTGTATATTGTAAGATAAGGTGATCTGATGTACCTGAAAATAAAGTTGTTATTTCATTAACTAATGATGACCAAAAAGAATATGATCCAACTCCAACATTTCCAATTCTAGCACCTCCTGAATAAACTCGCATAGAACCATTTACATCTAAAGTAGCTATTGGAGATGCCTCATTAATACCAACTTTACCTAAACCATCATCAAAAATGACACTGTTACCTAATGTATCTGTAAGATTCCATCTTGGTATGTAACCAATAGTACCCGTACCTGCAACATAATTAGCATCATTAGTGAACTGGCTGATATTTAAGGAAGCTAACTGAAAGTCATTTCCTACTAAAGCAATACCATTTGAAGCAGTATAGATACCACCGGTAGCTAAGAATTCTGAAATAGGCATTGCATATGAAGGATAAGCATTACCTGCTGGTCCTGATTGTCTGTTACCTGGTTGAAAAACTCCTACTGCAACGTAAGCTTTGTTGGGATCAACTGAAGCTACATCTGTTAGTAAACCTTGAGCTATTAAAGCTTGAATATTATTTATGTCCATGTTTTATGTATTAGCAATTGTTGTATGTGCTCACCCACTTAGTACCATCAAATATAAAGTGAATGGCTCTTCTTTCTTGGTTTGTTATATCTATAGAGTTAACTGAAGCAGAACATCCCCACAAATAATATGTAGGTACATTAAATACCATATCTACTAATACAGCCAGTAAATTAGAAGTTGTCATAAATACTAGAACATCTCCAATTTGAGCTGTTGTAGTTACAGCACCGAAAGCATAGCTTCCACTTAAAGGTCCACTGAAATTTACAATAGTATATCTCGCGTTAGTTGTAATTGTATGGTTAAGTACCAAAGGATCTAAAGTTATAATAGCTGGGCCGGGAGTAACTCCTCCACCAGGAATTGTAATTATAGTCTTTTTGTTGATTGGATCATCTGTAGCAGTAACTCCTGCTCCTTGAAAATCCATGATTTGTCTGTGTGGTAGAGGAATTGATTCATCTTGAATCTCATTGTATCCGAAAACCTCACTGGCTGGGATGGCCCATACCGGATAATCAGTTGCTTTAAATTCTCTACGTCTAGGATCATGCTTACCTAAGATGATATAATCCTCTTGAAGATTCACATCTTTATAAAAAAGAATGCGTTCAGCCTTTACTAAATAATCAAAGTTTACTATAGTCATAAGTTAATATACTAATTTTTAAGTAAATATACAAGTTTTTATTTAACCCTTTCTATATTTTTTGTCAGGTCTTTATACAAATTTTCAATTTCTGGAGTTCTTTCGAGCTTGTGTTTATTACAAAAACTCTGCACGTTAAACCAACTTTTATTATAATGCAGTAACTTGTATTTATTTTTAGAATAAGTTACATATTTAGGATGACAATCATGAGCACCCATATCGTAATTAATGTTTTCTATACTCGGTTTAAATAAAATGCATTTATCATAAGGTCTACTTGCTACACCATATTCCATTAAATCTGGATATAGTACTTCCTTAAAATCTACCATATTATAACCCAAACCCTGAACAATATCACAATCCAATTCTTTTAAATCTATGTGATTAATCTGAAGAAGTTCATCAACATCACATACAATAACCCATTTTGCTTTCGAATTTTTCCATATGTTATTCTTAAAGTATTGCAAGTTTGGTTCATTATATATAGGAAAGGTTTCTATTTTACAACTCGCTTCTCGGCAGAGAGCAATTCCGCTATCTTCAGAATTATTATCAAATATGTTAATCACACAATTAGGGAAACACTCCCTGTAATGCTTTAAGTATAAAGGTAGTATATACTTAGCATTTTTCAGCACTGTAAATATTTCAACTTTCATGATACAAATATAAACAAAAAACCCCTGATGGACTCAGAGGTTATTTGCTTGTAGTTAAAGTTTAAAAAAAAAATAGAAAAAAAAACAATTGTAGCAGAACAATCTTAGACAAAGATAAAACAAATTAATATATCCACAAAATATTTTTATCTATTTTTACAGTATGAAAAATAAACCAAGCATACAATTCGTATTAAGCTTAGACCTCTTCCCATATGAATGTCTAGTATCCATCAACAAAACTCCAAAGCAAGTTCAAGCCCAGCTTACTAAATATGGTAAACCTCTCAGTAGGGAAATGTATGATTATATCAAATCCAAACCGGCCAACTCCGCGGTCTATATTTTCAACCCCGATTCGGCCACATCCGTCATATTCATAAATGCCCCAAACATAGAGAGAAGCATATCACTATTTGACCATGAGAAGATACACTTCCTACACCATGTCTTCACAAAAATAGGAATAACCCTGACAGATTCCACAGAGGAGGTATATGCCTATTCCTCAGAACACCTAATGAAAAATTTCCTATCTAAAATTTTTGGGTAATTATACTTTTTTAAACCAATATCCTCTATGAGTATATTTCTTATAAGAATTGTTTAAACATTTATGTACTTTATTAGGCACCATATTTAAAACTTTTATACATTCTGCAATAGATTTAAAATTTAAAATTTCATTAGTTACACTATGCTCTAATGTAATATCCTGCCTTTTTATATTTCTTTCAGAATACGGTATTATATCTTCAGGTTTTTTCTTAATATAGTAATTTACATATTTCTTTAAAACTTTCGGTTTACTGTAATGATCGCACATCTTTCCATTTTTACCACCAAGAAATATATTATAACCAACCAGTGGGTTAGAGGAATCTAATTGTTTAATCCAATATATCTCTCTTTCTTCCAATACTGATTTATCACAATATTCTAGCATGCTAAATTCAAAAGCAGATTCTCCATATAATATATAATCAGCCAATAAATTTTTGTTTTTATTTTTATTATATCTCAGATTAGCTAG